AGAAAGAAGTTCTTGCAATTACAGGTACTGCATGCAGAGAAAAAAATACAAAATAAAGCTAAAAGTGATTTCTTAAGCTTTGTTAAATGTGTGTGGCCAGAATTTGTTGAAGGCGCGCACCATAGACACATAGCAGATAAATTTAATAAACTTGCAACAGGAGAAATTACCCGACTGATTGTCAACATGCCTCCACGTCATACGAAATCAGAGTTTGCAAGTTATCTTTTGCCTGCATGGATGGTGGGCCGTACTCCAAAACTCAAAATAATTCAAGCAACGCACACTGGAGAACTTGCAATTAGGTTTGGTCGTAAGGCTAAGAACTTAATTGACTCCGAAGACTATGCAAAAATTTTCAAAACTACACTACAAGAAGATAGCAAAGCCGCTGGTAGGTGGGAAACAGCACAAGGCGGGGAATATTTTGCAGCGGGTGTCGGCGGTGCCATCACCGGACGGGGTGCTGACTTATTAATTATTGACGATCCACACTCGGAACAAGACGCATTGTCTCCTAATGCAATGGAAAATGCGTATGAGTGGTATACATCAGGTCCAAGACAACGTTTACAACCTGGCGCAAAAATAGTTTTAGTAATGACACGTTGGAGTACTAAAGATTTGACCGGAAAATTGCTTCAAAATCAAAAAGAAGTTAAAGGTGATCAATGGGAGGTGGTCGAGTTTCCAGCGATCATGGACCACGGAACTCATTCTGAACCTGTTTGGCCAGAATATTGGAAATTAGACGAATTAGAAAAAGTAAAAGCAACACTTCCAGTTGGAAAATGGAATGCACAATGGATGCAACAGCCAACTTCTGAAGAAGGAGCAATAATTAAACGAGAATGGTGGGGAAATTACAATTCTGACGACATTCCAAACTTACATCACGTCATACAAAGTTATGATACTGCTTTTTTAAAAAAAGAAACTGCCGATTACTCTGCAATTACGACTTGGGGAGTATTTTATCCAAATGAAGACGCACCTGCTAACTTACTTTTGCTAGATGCGATTAAAGGAAGGTATGAATTTCCAGAATTAAGGCGTTTAGCGCTTGAACAATACAAATATTGGAATCCGGAAACAGTTATCATTGAAGCAAAAGCTTCAGGTTTGCCATTAACTTACGAACTTAGACAAATGGACATTCCAGTTGTCAATTTCACACCATCAAAAGGAAACGATAAGCATGCACGTGTAAATGCTGTTGCACCTTTGTTTGAAAGTGGTATAATCTGGGCTCCGGAGCAGAAATTTGCGGAAGAAGTCATTGAAGAATGCGCCGCATTCCCTTTTGGAGATCATGACGACTATGTCGACTCAATGACACAGGCTGTTATGCGATTCAGACAAGGTGGATTACTTAAACACCCTGAAGATTATGTAACAGACAACACGAAGCGTAGACTTCGGAAGGAATATTACTAATGACTATTATAACTAAAGGAATGGGCGTTATCATTAAAAAGCTCGGTAGAAAAAAACTAAGTGCTACACAAAAAGAAGCACAAAAAAAATTTAAAAAACTTTTAGATAAAAAGAAGGGAAAAGATTTAGATTGGGATGATGTAAAAGCATCTGCTAAAATCTTTACTAAAAAATAATGGGAAAAGTTTGGAAATTAATTAAAGCGTTTAAAGAACAGAATGGTAGACTACCAAATGGTGTTGAACTAGAAGAGATTAGAAAGAGAGCTGATCGAATAGAGCTTGAAGAAAAGATTATAGAATTTCCAAGAGACAGGATTACTGATTGGAGAAAACCAAGGCCCGTGGACCAAGGACCACGAGTCATTCCCGGTGGTTCTAAAGAAGGTAGAGAGATTACTGAAAAATTAGGTATTATAACTAGACCATCAAGACCACAGTCCATGAACCAAGAAAAGGTAGCCAAAGACCTTGAAGGTTTAATGAAACAAGGTTTAATTAAAAAAGGTAAGAACGTTAAGAAGACTAAATCTAAAGAACCTGTTGATCAAAAATTAGTTGATGATGTTAAGAACAGAGAAATGTTTGAAGCAGCAAACAGAAGACTAACTTCAGATCAAAAACTAATTAAAGAAAAATATGAAGCTTCAAATAAAATAGCAGCACAGAATTTAAGAAGAAAGAAAAAGAAGAAGAAAAAAGAAGGTATCGAATCACTTGATGATACAGCTACGGATGTATTTGCAGGGAAAGTAAGTTTACCACTTAGATTAATGAAAAATTATGGTCAAGAATTAAATTATGCAGAACTAGCAGCTGAAGGTTATACTAGACAACAAATAGAAATATTAATGAAAGCTAGAGAAATTTTAAAAAGAGGTGATGAGTTAAATCCTAATGAAGCGTTATTAAGAGTTAAAGAAGAAATGGCTGATGCTAGAGGAGTTGATGTTGATGAAATTGATATTGATTTTGAAATTGAAACAGGTCCACTAGATTTTGCACAAGGTGGTAGAGTAAGATATGCAGATGGCACCCAAGAAGATGAAGATGGTAATCAATTAGGTTTTACTGGAGGATTAGGTAAACTATTAAATAATCCTCTTACCAGAACTATTGGAATGACTATTTTATCAGGCGGTACTTTAACAGCACCCGCTCTTGCAAAAGAAGTAGTTAAACAAAAAGCTATGGACGAAGTAGGTAAAAGAACAGGACCAATTCTTAAAAAGAAAATAAAGGACTACGCAGATCCAGGTAGACATGATCATAATGTTGGTGGTGGAGGAATTACTTCTTCAGGTATAGCGGGAGGAGCCGTGAGTCATTCTGATGCAAAAGAAGCTCGTGGTGGAATGTCTGGTTGGGGATTAGCTAAAGGTGGTAGAGTAGGTTTTGCAGCAGGTGGAATTGATAAAATGCGAAGAGCATTTTTAAAAGCAATGGGAGCAGGAGCCGCAACAGTAGGCGCTGCTAAATCTGGATTATTTGGTTTATTAAAAGGTGGTGCTAAAAAAGGAGTTGTAAAAGAATTAACGGAAGTTCCAATTAAAAATATTGAAGGCATGCCAGCGTGGTTTAAGCCTTTAGTTAATAGAATTATTAAAGAAGGTGAACAAATGAAAGTAACTGAGTATGAGAGACTGATTACGCACAAAGCTACATTACCTGATTCAAAAACACCTATTTATGTTAATCAAGATTTAAACACAGGAGATGTGTGGGTTGATATCGGTGAACAAACTAAACATGGTTGGGCTGATGGTCATTATGGTCAACCGGTTAGATTATCCTATACAGCAGCTGAAGACATAGAACCTGTTCTTACTAAAACAGGGAGAACAAAATATAAAGGTGGGAAAATTAAGGAAGAGTTTAATGTTGAAGAAGCAGAATTTACTGGAGGACATCCAGAGAATGTTAAATTTGAAGAAACAACTATTGAAAAATTTGGTGATCATGGATCTGACTTTAGTGAAGTAGAAAAATTTGCAATGGGTAAAGTTAAAGATACTAAACCAACTAAGAAAGCTGAAAGAGCACATTGGGTTGATGATAGAGCTCCTGAAGCAGATGACTTTGCAGACGGCGGCCGTGTTCCAATGTGGTTGGGTGGTGGCTTAACAAAAGGTAAACGTACTTTAGCTGACTTATTAAAAATGATGGCCAAAGACAGTTCGCACGGTAAAACTCCTTCTCAAATGTTACAAATGATAAATCCAAAACAATTTAATCAAATGTTAGATAACCCAGAAGGTATCCCTTCAATTGCTAGAGAGATGATTGAAAAATACACAAAAGAAATGAAACTTGATAGATCTAATATGATTCAAGATCTTATTGGCACTGGAAGAAGAATAAAAAAAATTGATGATGATTTAGTAAACTATAAAATTAAAATTGTCGAAGACATGGTGTCTAAAGGAGTTGACAGAGCAACAGCTAAACAAATGGCAGAAAATTTGGCAGAGATGGTAGCAGATCAAAGTGCTCTTTCACAAAAAGCAGTTCCTAAAGTCACAGACCAAGGTTTATTAGAATTAGAAAATATTGGTAAAAATTTGGCAACTCAAGATCGTAAGTTAAACGCGTCAGGTGGCATAGCCCGAATGTTAGGGGAATAATGGACTTTAAAGAATTAATCAAATTTGGTTTAGAGGAAAGCTCAGAACCAATCATCAAAAATCCTGTACTTAGAAATGCTATGGCTGAAGGTGGAAGAATTGGATTTAAATATGCAGGTCCAGTTAATTTTGAAAATATAATTAAACCAAAGAAATTTGAACAAGGTAATAGATGGAAAAAATTACCCAAAGGCACATATACTATGAGACTATATATGGGGCTAGATGAAAATGGAAAAAGAATAGAACAAACTTTTACTGGAACTAAAACACAATTAAAAAAAATATTTGATAAAAAAAATAAAGGTAGAGTTAAAGGTGATTTACCAACAATGGGTGATAGTAAAGTTTATCAAGTTAGACAAGGAACAAATAAAGGTAAATGGGCTATTAAAATGCCTAAAGAAGATAAATATAGTTTTTATAAGACAGAAACTTTGGCAGAAAAACATAAAACAGATTATCTTAATAACCCTGCAAACAAAGTAGGTGGAAAACGTTTAAAAAAAGTAACACCACCGGATGGTTATGTAAGTGGTAAAAAAATGCTTGAAGCAGCTAAAAAGAAAAATATTTATGTAGGTGAAAATAGACAAGCATCAAATTTTGCAGATGTTTTTGATTTTCCTAAAACCACCAAAGATGGACAAATGTTTTACGATATAAGTAAATTAAATAATGAAAAAGCAGTTGATACAATATTAGAAGCTCAAGTAAGAAGTGGTTCTGCAACTAATTATGCAAGGAAAAAATTTCCAATTAAAACTGTATATGATCATACAAAAAAAAGAAACATTGCAATTAAAAAAGCTGGAGGATGGGGTAAGAATGATCCTTGGGCTGCTAGAAAAGGAAGTGGTGTTCAATTAGGTCATGCAGATGATTTTTGGTTTGGTAGAAAAATTACTCCTCAAAATTTATTATACACTCCATCAGAAATTAATAAATTAATAGGTGATCCAGGAATGATTGACGATAAAATTAATGCTGTCTATGAAAAACAAGAATACGGAAAGTTAACCAAAGAAGGTGATGAGTTAAAAAAATTTTTAAATGAAACGGACGCAACTCTTACACGATTAGCTGATCAAACGGATGGTTTTAAACAAGTAACACTTAGTAATAATAAACCTTATGGGGGCGGTAAATTTAGTGTTGATATGTTTGATGACTTTAAAGGAATGTCTCAAAAAGAAACTATAGACTTTGTAAATAAATGGAAAGATAAAAAAATTATTACTGAAGAAATGGTAAAGAAAAATCCTAGCCTTAAAGTAACTCCATTAAACGAAGTAGAAAATATTAAAAAAGCAAACTTTTTTGAAATGAATAGAAAATCAGCATATAAAGCTGCGGGCAAAATGAGTGGAAAAGAAAAAAGTAAAGTTATGTATAAAGTAAAAGAAGATTTTAGAAAACAACTTTTAAGATTAGGTGGTTGTGGACTGTACGCCGGTGGTAGAGTTGGTTTTAAAAATGGTTCTAAATGTATTAATCGAGCCATGGCAAAACTAAAATCTGGAAAATTAAATGCTTCTGAAAAGAAAATAGTTGATGCTATGGGTGATGGTTTAAAAAAAATCGGAGGTAAAGGAGGATTACCTAAAAAATTCTGGACGACAGCACTTAAAGGTGAGGGTTATTTTGCATTAGCAGATTTCGCCAACAACTTAACTAAAGGTCAAAGCTTAGATAAATCTTTTACCAATGCAATTAAAACAGCTACGTTTGGTTTAGCTGACTTTAAAGGTAATGAAAGAGATTTATTAAAATATGCAGAAGAAAGAGGTTTAGATACTGAAGCTATTAAACAGTGGATGGATTATGGAAAAACTTATGGCAAGTATGAAAAAGCTTATGAAGATATGGATAGTGCTACTGAAATTTTAGCAAGTGATGAAATTGTTGGTCCTGATGATTCTATGTTACAAACATCTGTCATTGAACAAACACCATCTAGAATTAAAAAACTTGACGAGCAACTTACAGAAAAAGAAAAACAAGAAAGTATTTATAGCGGTAAAGGTTCTAAAGATTTCAATGAAGCAATAGAAGGTGTGATTGCAAAAGAATGGAATAAAACTGCTGGTACTCCATTTGATAGAGGTTATAGAAAAATGGTTGGTATGAAGGGTGATGAAGGTTTAGTGTGGGGAGGTCTTGGGGCTTTAACAAGAGAGGGATTAGAACAAGCAGGTTTGGGTGAGCATGATGCATTAAAAGGATTTACACCACAAAAAATTATGAATTATCATCCCGTCTATGGTTATAAAGAAGATATTAAAGATGTTATAAGAGAGGGTGATAGTCCTATGGAAGACATGTTAATGTTTATGGAAAAATATTATCCTAGTTCTGCGTTACTTGAAGAAGCCGCTAGAGATAAAATGGGAACTTACGATTATGATCCTAATTTAGGATACAATTATGCAGGCGGAGGAATCGCTGGAATTAGAAGACCAAGCGCCATTCCACCTGAATCTGGGCCAACTCCTTATGGGTTGCCTTCAATGTTAAACCGTGTTAAGAGAGTATAGGAGTATAAATGGCAGATATAGATAAAGGACTCCCTAATACACGAACAGAACTTAAAGTTCCTGGTGAAGAGGAACTTTTAGACTTAAGTGTAAAAGAGGAAGTTACAGAACAAGAACCAGTAGAAGTCACACCAGAAGAAGATGGTGGCGCAACAATTAATTTCGAACCAGGTGCAATTAACATTCCTGGAACAGAATCACACTTTGATAACCTAGCAGATATTTTACCTGAAGATGTTTTAGAGCCGATCGGAAATGATATGGCTGGAAACTATCAGGATTATAAATCTTCTAGAAAAGATTGGGAAAAAACTTATAGAGATGGTTTAGATCTTTTAGGATTTAAATATGAAAATAGAACAGAACCATTTCAAGGAGCTTCAGGTGCAACTCACCCAGTATTAGCAGAAGCAGTTACACAATTCCAAGCACAAGCATATAAAGAATTATTACCAGCAGATGGACCAGTTAGAACCCAAGTAGTTGGTGTTCAAACTCCAGCAAACGATTTACAAGCTCAAAGAGTAAAAGATTATATGAACTATCTTGTTATGGACAAGATGAAAGAATACGAACCAGAATTTGATTCGATGTTATTTCATTTACCATTAGCAGGATCAACGTTTAAAAAAATCTATTATGATATGACTATGGGAAGAGCAGTTTCAAAGTTCGTCCCTGCAGATGAATTAGTAGTTCCGTACACAGCTACCTCATTAGATGATGCGGAAGCTATTATTCATGTAATTAAAATTCCAGAAAACGAGTTGCGAAAGCAACAAGTTTCTGGGTTTTATCGTGATGTAGAATTAGGCCCACCAGGA